CTTTTTCAAACCATTTTAAACCGGCATTACCTTCTCCATCTGCCATTGCCCATAATAAGCTCTCAAAGTCATCATGGCCGTACTCTTTCGCTAATTCGTCTTTTATTTCGTCTAAGGTTTTCATTGTTAATTAGATTTATCTATTCTTATCATTGTTCTGTTTTATTAAGTTCAGCTATTAAGTATTCACCCATTTTAATTGCTTGTTCTTCTGTAAGCTGATTTTCAGCCCATTTTTTACTTTCTTCCATATTGTCATTCATTTTACTTTGCCCAACCAGCAACATTACACAATCGATATACTTTACAGGGGTAAGTGTCATGGATTTCAGCCGCCATAAAATCAGCTCCGCTTTCAAAAACATTCCCATTTTTATCTACCCAAATCCATGTTTCACCGCCTCTGATTTTATCGGGTAAAATCTGTGGAACCCTGTTGACCCATTCCTGTTTACTTTTTAATTCAAAGAGAAATTCTCCTTTTACTTCAATTGTTTCCATATTATAATTTTTCCTTTTTACAAAGCCGGGAGCGCTAACCCTGCGTTATTTTCTCCCATAAACCAACAATCCTGAAACACGCTTTTCACTATTTGTCTGACCTTTATACCCTGTTATTTTGCAGAAATCTTTATGCGTATAACTGCTATATCCTTTCGGCATCACAAGCTCAAAACTTATCTTATTATCCGTCAAAAACTTCTCAATTTGGCGACCTATTTCGTTGTTGGCGCCGACCCGTTTAGCCATGCCGTTACCGCCTTTGTGCCATGTTTTTTTTACCTTATGCCCGGCTTCGAGTACTACGGTCAAGTCATAATTTTTGTGATACCCCAAAAGCTCGTTAAACAGGTCAAAAAGGCTGTATTGGTTTAACATAAGCTCTTTAAATTCCGGTAGCCATAGTGCGAAACCTGATTTGTCTACGTCCGGGTCAATGCCGATGAATAATTTCTCTTTCATAACCTAATAGCGTTTAAAGGTGAAGGTATCCTGCTAATCAGGTTATGGCTTATATGCGTGTAAATGGACGTAGTTTTAACGCTATTGTGCCCTGCAAGTCGCTGTATCAGATTAATGTCCGTTCCGGCCTCTAACATGTGCGTAAAGGCGCAATGGCGCATTAAATGTGTGTATACACGCTTATTTATGCCTGCTTTTTGAGCTAACTGTTTAATGACCTGCCCAACGCTACGTTCTGAGTATTGAGGCTCATTATGCCAGCCGTTCAATACATATTCCCGGCTGTGGTAAGCGTGCCAGTATTTCTCCAGCAAAGGCACAATATCTGGCGTAAGCATCACATGCCTGTCTTTTTTGCCTTTGGCGGCTATAATGTTAATAATCATCCGGCTGCGGTCTATGTGCTGCCATTTAAGGTTTATAAGCTCCGAAACCCGCAATCCGGCAGAATACAATAAGGCCAGTATTACTTTATGCTTTAAGTTCTCGCACACGTTGAACATCGCTTGAATTTCCGCTTGCGATAGCACAATAGGCAACTTCTTGTCGCTTCTGGGATATTCAATGTACTTAAATTTTAACGGCTGTTTACCCGTTAACGAGTAGAATAGCTTAACAGCGGATATACGATGTTTACGGCCGTTAATGGATTTAGCTTGTAGTAACCATTCTTTAATCTGCCTTTCATTAATTTCTGATGGCTTTGTGGCTATTCCGTTAAAGTGGTTTAAAAAACAACGGACTTGCGATACATAATTACTTATAGTACGTTCTCCGTAGTTTTTTAACCGTAAATCTTCGGAATATAAATCCAGGTACTTTCCGATATTCATAACGTATTTTGTTAATTATTAGTTAGTTACAGGGGGGTGAATACATATATTAGTTGGCGGCAATACTACCTCCGCTTAATTTCAACGGTTATTATCGTGTCATTGTGACAAGCTCCATGACAGACAAGCATTATTTCTACTATCTCAAATCCACGCTTCTTGCCAATGCCTGTGCTATCCCAACAAAATGAAATAACAGTACCGCCAACTTTTACTATTCGCCTTATTTCATCTTTGCATTTTGCCCAATATTCAGCCCTACCAGCAGTTCCTTTTTGCTTTGGCGTGTATCGCCTCAAACATTGTTCGGTTGAATAAGGTGGGTCAAAAAAGCAGCCATCTAATGAATTATCAGGCAAAGATTTTAGGAACTCTAAAGCATCCATTTGATGTTTTGCCCCACGTCCTTCAATGTCGTTTGTTATTTCAGCAGGTGAATTTTCGCCAGCAAAAGGGTCTGCCCACGTTCCAAAATGGTATTTAGAAATAAGTCCTGCAATTGGCTTTACTGTGAATGTCCAAATAGAAGGCATTGCCCAAACCCTACTTAATTCAACCGTACTGCCGCCAACACTGCATTGCTGCAATGCTGGCTGACGTACATCACTCATCGGTATATTTTCAAATAAACTGTTTTGCATAATTCAACTTTTTGTTTTTCAAATTCCAGCACTGACAGCAATGCTTCAACGTTATGTGCCATTAAGCAGACGCCTCACGAATACCAACGACAACAGGGTTTTTAGGAGTTCCGTCCTCAAAATAGCCGTCGTGTTCTATTTCTGCAATCTTTCTATCAGTCCAATTTCCTTTGCAATAATTCCACAACTCATTAAACTTTTCTAATCCTAATCCGTTTTTTGCCCAAAAGATATTTTCGTTTTGCAAAGGCTCACAGGTAAATGACTGTGGACGGCTCAACCCTGTTAATTTGAAATCTGTTTTCATCGTTCTAAATTTAACGGCACATAACAAGGGTTTTGCGTAATAGCCCTATCAAGTGTCGTGGTTAATTTTAAGTTTATACTAAGGGCTACTACGCAAAGCCCCGATATGTTACAGGCAATACTACGACCACTCCGCAAAAGACAGAATGTGTGCTATAATATCAACTGTCCACGCATCGCCTATACAATCATACGCTTCATCGTAAGACAATGTTTTTGTGTAACCAATAGGTAGTGTTTGTAGTTTTTCAATTTCAGTTTGTGAAAGGTAGCGATACACACCATCTTTCAATAAATAGTTTTCGTTCCATTTTCGGTGTCCGTTTGCAGTTAAGCAACCGCTTTTAGGATATGGATTTACTCTTGTGTACCCATTTTCAACCGATTTTTTACCGCTTTCAGAAGTTAGCCATTTTACTCTACATTCGTCAGCTAAATCTCCAGAGTAATCAAAAACATCAGCAGTTGTAATTCCTTTGTCTTTCGGTTGCTTAATTCCGGGAATATTTGTCCAATAGTATCTCGGTCTATTCTGAGCAGAAACTAACTTACTATTTATTGAAATAGGTTTAACTCCTAATGTTTCTGTAATTATTTCGGTGGCTTTTTTGTTGCCGTGTGTGTTTTCAAGTAAAAAGTATTTTGGTTTTACTTCTTCAAGTAATCTAATATACTCCCAAAACAATTTACTTTCAGCGTGTTCAAGTCCTTCTTGGTTTTTATTCAATCTTGAAATCCCTTTACAAGGAGAGCCACCTATCAATAAATCAATTTTTGGTAAGTCGCTACCTTTCACATTCAAAACACTACCTAATTGTATTGTGTTTGGGTAGTTGCTTTGTGTACATTTAATTGCGTGTGGTTTAATCTCACTTGCAAAATATTGTCTTACTTCATACCCAGCACGGTCTAAGGCAATCTGTCCGCAGGAAATACCATCAAATAAAGAAAGTACTGCCTGTAACACGGGTTTTGCGTCATTGGGGCTTTGGTTTTTCAAATAAAGTTCTGTCATATATTCAAATTTTGTTTTTCAAATGGGCTTTAGTGCTGGAAATCCCCAACGAACGCAAAGCCCGAAACCGTTGAGCGTATTGTCTCATAACATCTGACACCCTGGTTCTGGGGGCGCTTCCACCACCGCTAATTCCAGAATCTATAGGGGGATTTTTCAACCCTTTCTGTTTTGCAATGGAATCTTCTGTTAACTGCTTCTTTGGTTCTTTTTTTATCCGTTCTGAATACGGACTATTCCCACTTAACGCCATCATTGTGGCTAATTGTAACATTGCTAATTTTTTACTCATATTTTTAATTGCCTATAACCGTTCACAAAGCCGGGAGCGCTAACCCGGCTGTATTTTACCTAAACCTAACGTATAAGAACCATTTTGCGCTTTTGGGGGTATCTCTTTACCTCTGGTGGTTATCCGATAGTGTAATGCGTATTGTTTACGTGTCATACGGTCTCCTTTTTACGTTTAATAGTTCTGGGTTTCTTTTCTGCTGCACCCCGTAATAAATATTCAGGGCTTGTTTTCCATCCATAAGAATTAAGTACTGGAGAGATAATGGCAGCATAGTGTTTTGTCATGTTGAGCGTACCATCAGTGAGCCTTATTAGCGTACTGGCCTGAAGCTTAGTTTCCTTATGAAGTCGGCTAAATACAACACCTGGTTTACGATTCAGGAACTGGATAAAATCCAGGGAATTGCTAATGAATACCTTGTCTAATATTATTCCGCGTTCGTTTAGCCTATCCAAAACTTCTTTTATTCGCGACTTGCTGCCATATCGTTCTATTGACGATGTCTTGCCATTGCTTCTGTAAAAGAAGTAGTAATTGCCCTTTCGTTCCTTTCTTCCCCGTGTTTCCATTAGCTGAATATTAAAAACATGATAAACAGTATGATTTCTACCCGGTACTGGTATACTGGATGAGATTTAATTTGCCGCCAATATTTGCTCATGATTCTTCATTGATAGTTACAGGCATAACCAGTATATTCTTGTTGAGTATTGCGGCCCTGGTTGGTGATCCTAATTCAATGGTTGCAGCGTATGAATTTGTAGTGCTCAGCGCTTTATCAAAAAATTTACCGTTAAACCCTATTTCAATTTCATAACCGTCAATCTTGGCCAAATCAACCGTTCTTTTATAAGCTCGGCCATGATTAGAATTTTTAGCAGTTATCTGCAAAGTTCCGTTTGCTTTAAACTTTACCAGCTTTGTTATTGGATCAGCTACAAGTAATGCTTTTCTGATGGTGTCGTGAAGTTCATCTTTGCTCACCACAATAGAAGTAGTAGTTTCTGTTGGGATGACTTTTTGAAAATCTGGATAATTTTCATCAACACTGCGTGAAACTATTTTTACAATGCTGTTTTCAATAGTAATATATGCAGTTCCTACGCTAAGGCGGAGGGGTTCAATATATCCAAACAATGAAATTAGGTGACAGGTTGATTTTGATAATAATACCGGTTTCTTTGGTTGGATGCCTGATTTTTTAAAGTATAATAAATGGGCATCTGTTGCAGCTATATATCCGTCTTTTAAAGCTATACAAGTCAGTGCCGGTCTCAGCTCATCATGCCCTGTAAACTTTACTGCCTCAGCGATATGATCAACGTCTTCTTTTGTAATAAATCCCTGTATTTCGCTGTTTTCTACGGGAGTTTTTGGAAACTCTCCCGCTTCTTCATACTCAAAAATCATTTTTTCTGAATATGAACAGAACTCAATGCTTCTTCCCTGGCTTATAGAAAATGTACTCATGTTGTCTATTACATTAAGCAGGGATTTTCCATCTATGCAGAACTGCAAGTCTTTGTTCAGGTTTAAACCTTTGATGGTGACGAAATTCTGCAAATCTGTTGCCATCAGCTCGCCATTTTGTATTAAAAAGCTATCTAAAATGGGTAAAACGCCGTTTTTTTTAATTGTCAGACGAGCAACCTTTTTGATGTAGTTCACCTGAAATGGAGTTAATGTTGTTTTTTTCATATATTTTTTATTTATAATTTCACTTAGTATGCACACATAATTTAACAAATAAAAGCCTCTAATTGTATTGGGTTTGTAGTATGTTCCCGAATTACCAATTCTTTAAAACTGTCTGTTGATTTGGAAGCCAATACAATATTTAATTGCCCAAACTTTACAGATCCTCTGCTCTCCGTTTCATCCAGTAAGCAATTGGGTACCCTGTAGTAATTATCTTTTCGATATTCTTTACACCAGGTATCTAATTTATTGCAACTTAGATGGTGACAATAGCAGGTTTTGCCGTTTATTTGCAAAATCAGGTATTTCATTTGCTGAATTAAAAAATAATTACTTGCGGCTATTCGGGTCGCCTGTACCAACACCAGGCAGAATTAAATCCAGCTTCAACATCCCCGTCCTGTTCCCAACCATCATCAAGCATTAGATAATGATGTTTTTCCAAAATATCCAAACTGGTGTGCTTAATCCGGCGGTAGGTGTACCCACGCTCAAATTTATGCCCGAACCACACGGATAAACAACGCCTAACAAGTAGGTTTATACCTTTGTTTTGTAAATGCTGTTTGCAATTGTTTCATGCTCTAATTTTTATTTTAACCCCGTCTGCTACCGCAGAGAATTCAGGGCAGGTATGCCCCTCCCAGTGCCTTATTTTGCACAAAACGCTAACTTTTTTGGCTCCTAAATCTTTTTTAATCAAATCCGCTATAGATTTCTCTATCTCAGGCATGGCCATCTTGGCCCTATTAACTAATACTTCCATTGTGTTGAATGATTAATTTTTACAGTCCTTTTGTATTGCTTATTTCTAAACACAAAGCAAATATATCTAAAAGATATAAATATGCAATATAATTGTATTGAAAAAGTTATAAGTTATTGATAATCAACAGGAAAAATTTATTTATTTTGATATATTAAAGATATATATTGTCTGTATTTGTCCAGAAATTGACCGGCTGCCTTTATGCCAGTTCTATTTAATGTTATGCTGTGTCGCTTAAATTGCTCGGCTCTCTTTGATTGCTCCACGACAAAAGAGATATGTCCCTGCTTATTAAGAGATTTGAGTGTTTCGTTTAACCTGGCGTTGTGGCAAAAAGGGTATAGCCGGTAAATATCATTTTTGCATAAAAGCTGAGGTTTTAATTTACCTTTTCCGCTCGCCGTTAAGATGTTTTCTGTATAGAATGAATAGAGTAGGAGCAACACCCCTAATTCGTACCGTGTTAAACCTAAATCCTTGTTAGTGCGGCAAAAATCGCTTTTAAAGGCATCAAGTAAAACAAACTGCACGTAAAAATCCCTGAAGTCGATATTGCCGGCGTCAAGCCGGGGCAAGCTGCTATTTAACACGCAAACGTGTATTTTATGTTCTCTGTTTACCGTTCTGAATAACTTACCTTCCTGTAGTTTAGATTTCATATACTATTTATCTATCAAATGTTAATAATGTGCAACTATTGCGAGTGTCTGCGTGTGTGTACGTGTAAAAAAAACAGATCATTCGTTTGTTTTTAGCCTTTGCCAGGTATTGGACCTTGCCCATTTATTGTATATAAATTACCCTTGCCTATGTGGATATATAATGAACATTATGTTAAGTAGGCTGTAAATCATGCGTAATTGTGTGCCTCTCCTACTCTATTGTATTGCCCAGAATATAATATTATAAATATTCGTTTTTGACCCCCATACGGCACATTTAAGTCGTTTGCCCATTTTGTTTTTTCGCCCCCATATCCTATCGGTAGTTGCGTGTACTTCTGGATGCAAGGGGAGAAGAAAAAACGTTACGGATGTAAAAATATAACTAATGGATA